AGAGAAGATAATGACAAAGAAAAGATTTAGCACTGCCGTAGAAGAGCTGGTTGCTAAAAAGAATTTTTCTTATATGGATGCAATGAATTTTATTATAGAAAAAAGAGGAATGGATTATAGCAATATAAAAAAACTTCTATCTGATTCTTTAAAAGAAAAAGTTACAGCCGAAGCACAGGGTTTAAACCTAATCAGGGATAAGAAAGGTAATACATTACCAGTATGATGCAACCCTTCGATGCTTATAGTTTATACAACTCACTTAAACTCCATTTTGAATCAGATTCATATGATGCTATTAAGTACAATTTTAAATCAAACGTAAAACCTAATTCATTCTTTGCACGTAAAGACAAATACTTTTTTGCCAAACTAGCTAAGACATATGATAAAAATCTTATGCAATACTATATAGCTAATTTTAAGAATGGGGTGAGTTACGTTGGGGATATGCTAAATGAAGGTGGTGAAGGTTACTATAAAGAACATACAAGAATAAACGAATCGCTAACCCGTGAGTTTGAAAAAGATATAAATAAGTTAGTAGATATGGATATAGAGTTTGATCAGTTCTTTGTAACTAAACAAACCCATCCATTGATAATAAAATTATTGATGAGAGAAGAAATCAATCTGGAAACAGTTGTTATTCTCGATTCAATTTTAGGGTTTATGAACCGTGAAGGATCTAAGATCTCTGAGACAATTATTTGGCCAGACATCTCAAGAAAAATTACTAAGTATAAACCTTTTGTAAACTTTGATAAAAGTAAATGTGTAAACATTATCAAAAAGGGGTTTACAAAACCATAGGAGTGTGGTATAATATACTCTTATATAATGCATAAAGTGGATAATTCAATAATACAATGTACATGGAGAAATAAAAAATGTCATTCGAAAACCTAAAGAGCTCGCGAGGCTCGTCAATCGACAAACTCGTAAAAGCAGCAGAAGCTGTATCCACCCCAAAAGCGGACAACTCATCTTATGGTGATGATCGTCTTTGGAAACCTACTAGAGATAAAGCAGGAAACGGTTACGCGGTAATCAGATTCTTACCTGCCAAAGAAGGTGAAGATCTTCCTTGGGTAAGATACTGGGATCACGGATTCAAAGGTCCTAACGGTCTATGGTATATAGAAAAATCTTTAACCTCAATTGGTCAACCTGATCCAGTTTCGGAAACGAATACTGTGCTTTGGAATACTGGTAGAGATGAGGATAAAGCTACTGCTAGAGAAAGGAAAAGAAGGTTACATTATGTGTCAAACATCTTAGTAATATCTGATCCTGAAAACCCAAGTAATAATGGAAAAGTGTTTCTTTACCAATTCGGTAAAAGAATCTTTGATAAAGTTATGGATGTTATGCAACCACAATTTGCGGATGAAAATCCTGTCAATCCATATGATTTCTGGGAAGGCGCTGACTTCAAGATTAAAATCAGAAAAGTTGATGGCTGGGTAAACTACGATAAGTCGGAGTTCTCAACCCCATCAGCATTATTTGATAGTAATGAAGCAGAGCTAGAAAGCGTATACGGGAAACTGCATAGTCTAAGTGATTATACAGATCCTTCTCAATACAAATCTTATGATGAACTTAAAGCAAAACTTAATAGAGTATTAGGTACTGACGCTGGAATTACTGCCGATATGGCAACTATGACTACTGCGCCAATTCCTACTATGGAACAAGCACCTCAAGCAGAACCAGCCCCAGTAATGGAAAGCTCTTCTGATGAAGATGATACGTTAAGTTACTTTAATAAATTAGCTAACGAAAGTTAAGCTTAATTGACTAAAAGGTCGTTTGGAGAGATCCACTCGGCCTTTTTTTTTATCTGGAGAAAGTAGCTGCCATTGAACGGGTAGCTCTTGTTTCTCTACCACCACTTACAGTTGATTGAATAACATTATTAGTTGTTGTAGTACCACCGGTAGCATTAGTGATTACTGCCTGGACTGATGTACTTGATTCTTTATTAGCTGCAGCATTTGCATCTGAAGTTTGTAATATATCTGAACCATCTATGGTAGTTTTTGGTTTATTTAACTCTTCAAAGACAGGGTTAGGAACTTCTGTTAAATCCATTGGATCTATTTCAGATTCTTTTTCTTCTGCAGCTGCCTCATTTTTAGCTTTAATCTCAGCAGCTGCCGTTGCACCTCGGTTAGTATCAAGACCTTCTGCCATATTTTCTATGGCTGAAGTATCGAAATCATCTCCCATAATCCATTTCATTAATCTAGGTCCTATAAATCCTAGGATTTTTCTAGGTATGAATGTAATACCATTTACGATCATTGATAGAAAGTCAACAAAGTATAACATTGCTACTTTTAACGTATCCATTATACCTGCGCCAGGTCCTAACGAATCTTGTAGCTTTTTAAACCCAAAGTATAAACCACCGACTAATGCCATTATAGCTAAGACGGGTAATAAGATTGGTGCCATAGCAGCCACTATTGGGGTCAATGTTGCCGCCATAGAACTAAATGCAGCTGCCATTGTTGGTATAAATGTTCCCATCATAAAGATTCTAAACACTCTTGCAATCTTTAGTCCTTTACCTAATGCAGTTAACATCTTACCACCAAACATAGCTACGATGCCTAAAAATAATAAACCTATTGCTTCCCAATTATCTGAAAACCCCTGGGTAAATCCTTCCCAATCTCCTGTAAAGAATGCATAGATTGTATCAAAAATACCTATCACAGAATCTATGACCGATGACATAACTTCGTTAAATGTTTCTGGATCAACAAACATAAGAGCTAATCCAACTAGACCTGCTAAGAAACCTGCGCCTCTCGCGGCCGCACCTGCGGACTTGTCATACTTATCACCTAAGCTTTCCATACCATTTGCAATCTGTACTAATCTTGAATTAGCTTCTAGATTAATCTTTTGGGCTTCTCTACGGTTTTCTTCTGATTCAGCACCTTTTTTTATTTCTTCAATCTGCTCTCTGGCTGCTGCAGCAGCTTCATCATCGCCATTAGCTATAGCATTTTTTAAGTTTACATTTGCATCGTCGTAAGCTTTTTTTAATTCTTTTGTTTCTTCGTTAGCATATTGCCCAAATAGTCCACCAAGACTACCTAACTGTCTTCCTAAATCTTTATTTAAAGTATCATCTTCTAGTGCTGTTTTTTGCTCTTCAAGCTTTTGTATAACTCCTTGTATACCCGATAGATTTTTTTTTGTAGCTTGTTCGTCTTTACTTCCGTGTTTTTCTATTAGGTCAGAAGTATCTTTGTTTATAATAGCAAGTTCAGCTAATCTATTACCAATAGCAGCATCGTTTTTTGACCCTTTTAGTAATTTAGATGTTTCCTCTAGGGACTTTTGCATTGCTGCAGCATCTTCGGATCTTCCACTTTCAGCTAATTCGTCGATTTTTCGCTGAGTATCAGCAGCTTGTATTAATAAATCTGCTCTTTGCTCTGCTCTATTAGAAACCTGTCCTTGTTTTGCAATAAGAGAATCTAGGTTTTTATTTACATTACCAACCCCTTTATCGATACTATCAATTCTAGCATCAGGTTTTTCTTTTTTGTCCCTTTTGGTTATGGGTTTCTGAGGAGGTGTAGGTTTTTTATCGTCTGCCATTAGTTAATCCTAGTCTGGGTTACTGTCGCCGTGTTCTTTAGCTGCACTTGAAGTATATAATCCAAACCAAGCTGCTCCAGCTCCAACAAGAATTGATATCAATCCTGATTGTTCAAGTGAAGGTTCTGGAAGATCCATAAACCAGAATGTTGCATAGTATAATAGGTACATGTAAATACTTAAGAATAGTCTTGGGATAATTCTCCAAGCATCTATCGTTTTAGCTGCAAAGACCCATTTTTGCCATGGGTTTTTTCTATCGTTAGTTGTTAGTTCAAAAATTTCTTGTTTTAATTCACCAATCTCGGTAACCATAGCCATAAACTTTTTAAGATCTATTTCTACTTCATTACGATCCATGTCACCTTGAAACTGTCCTGTTGGTTGATTCATTTTACTTCCTCATTTTTTGTTGCTGTTGTTGCAGCCTTTCGTTCTCTTTCTGGATATGTTCCTGCAAGAGAGCTATGTAAATTTCCCTCTCCCATGGCAGCATTCCTTCTAATTCAGTTAGCGAGTAACCGTGGTGCTGCATCATCGCAAAGTTCGTCTTGTAATGGTTTACAAGATTCTCATGCGAGAGGCCTAGGTAAAAAAACTTTGGAGACCTTTTAACTCTAAATTATTTTCTTTACCACACTTAACACATTTATACTCTATGTTGTGAGTTAATGTAGGTATGTTTTCAAAGTAATTAGTAATCTTTTTAAATTGGTTACTATTTAAATTGTCTACAAA